GACGGGCCGCAATACGGGTGACCGGGTTCTGCCAGTCAATCTGCTTGAATGGGGCAGGGGTCGGGACCTGTAGGAGGGTGTTGTTCTGGACTACATCAGGTTGTGGGTACTTGTAGGCCGGAGGGGTAACCCACTCATCTTGTCCAAATGGGGCTGCAGGTATCTGTAGGAGGGTGTTGTTCCCTATCAGTTCCTGACGTGCATGGACACGGACGACTGGATTCTGCCAGTCGCTCAGGAAGAACGGAGCCGCCAGATTCAACTGGCGTAGGTTGTCCTCCCATGAAGGAGTCGGGGGCACTCGTAGGCGTGGGTTCTGCCAGTCTGTCTGACGGAATGGCGGGTTCGGGACCTGTAGGAGGGTGTTGTTCCCTATCAGCTCCTGACGGGCCGCAATACGGGTGACCGGGTTCTGCCAGTCAATCTGCTTGAATGGGGCAGGGGTCGGGACCTGTAGGAGGGTGTTGTTCTGGACTACATCAGGTTGTGGATAAGTCTTGGGCGGAGCAACAGGCCAATTGGCCTGTTTGAATGGTGGTATCGGAGACTGAAGTAGAGAATTGTTCCCTATCAGTTCCTGACGTGCATGGACACGGACGACTGGATTCTGCCAGTCGGTCTGCTTGAACGGATCCGGGACGACAATCTGACGTAGGTTGTCCTCCCACGAAGGAGTCGGGGGCACTCGAAGGCGTGGGTTCTGCCAGTCTGTCTGACGTAAAGGTGGAGGCGGTACCTGCTGCAGCGTGTTGTTTTGAACAACATCAGGCTGGGGGTATACCTTTGGTGGAGGCGTAGGCCAATTCGTTTGCGCTGCTGGTTTTGCTGACAGTAGTAGGCTAGTGACCGAAACCTGATCGGTTTGGACGTTTACCTTTTTGACTACTGGAACATCTTGCGCCGACTGAACGAATGGCTTGGGCGGTACAGAGACCAACAAGCCGATTGCCAGCACGGAGCCAGCAAAGGTGTGAATCCAGCCGGGAAACTTAGGCGGTGGCGGGGTAGGCCAATCCGTTTGCCGCGTAGGGGGCGGAACAACTAGCTGACGAAGATTATCTTCGTCCGGAGGCTGGACGTATTTCTTTGGCGGGGGATTCTGAAAATCGCTAGGCTGAAATGGGGTAGTACCCGTCAGCGCAATACCCGCAGTAGCACCTACGGATTGAGATGCACTGACCGTCCACGAAGTACCACTACCCGCAGTGATACGGGTGCCAGCAGTAACGCCAGCACCAACGACATTTTGTCCAATAGCAATCGTGCCGGATGTAACCGACAAGACTGTGAGGGTCGTACCAGCAGTGGTAGACCCAGCAGTGAGAGAAATGTAACCATTAAAGCTAGCATTAATGGTCACAATAGACCCTCAAGTGGGCTACTTAATGTAGCCCACTATCGTTGCATCGTCTTAGACGACCTCGTAAAGGAAGTGACCCGAAGTCACCGGAGCCGCCGAAGCAACCGTAAGAGCCGAAACAGAAAGCTCAGCCAGCGGCTGCGTCACAGTAGCAATCGTAATCGCCTGATCAGGCGAGGCTACCCAACGCACGATGCCACCGTAGGCATTGAACGACAAGTGCAACAAATGCAACGTGGAAGAACGCTGCGGCTGCGTAGTTGCCGTAGCAAACGAGTTCGGGACGTTGGTAGAGACCGGAGCCGAAGCCGTAGCATCCGTCAGAGCCTGACGAACACCAGTGCCGTTATTGGTCGGAGTGACAGCGATGGTCGAGTGACGTGCAACTACAATCGCAGCGGCAGTCGAAGTCGAGTTGGCTTCACCACCGATGTAGACTTCAGATACCTTGATCATGGCGGAAGCGGGCGTAATCGAAGCATTATTGCCGATTGCGCAATAGGTCAGAGTAGTCATAGCAGTGGTGTCAGCGTTTGCCGACATCGTGAGCGAGGACCAGTTGGTCGAATATTTAGCCATTTTTAAACTCCTTAAAAGATAATTAGGTTCTTGCCGTGTTCAGCGGCTTCCATTGCCTCATCGACAATTTGTGCAAAGGTCCTACATGCCTTGCCGTTCTTTTTCGCTTCACCACACCCATCACAGATGTAGCTATCACAAGTACGGCAATATGCACGTTCGCGAGTACGTTGCGGATTCAACACGACAACATACTGGCAATGCGAGCATGTGTACGTTGCGGTCTCAAAAAGTCCCTTACCTGCGGCGGTCGGTAAATTGCAAGCTTGAAGCATCTCATCGGAGACCGGAGCGTATGAAGCCCTGTGGTCAATCATCAAGTAGCCTTCTTTGGAACGCTTACTGTTCGACATAACGCCTCTTACTGGATCTGTACGATTGCTGCGCCCGACCCTGCGGTCGGGAATACCACCGTAAATGTACCAGTCGTCACGGTCTTTGTGCCACCGAAATTGAGCACTGCCACCGACTTATTACCGTTGCTGCTGTTATAGATCAGGGCCCCGTCAGCACTGAAGGCGGCACCAGTCCAAGCAACATTTGCGAAATTGATGTATGCGGTCGTGGTAGGGGTACCACTACTCGTTGGCGTCTGACTGATAGTCAGCGTTTTACCACCAGCGGTGTACCCGGTTCCCGAAATTTCTCCGGTGGTCGTGTACGCGGTGGTCGTAGCATCCAGAGTCGCCCCACCCGCAACGGAGTAGAGGGCAATCTTGAACACATCCTGCCCAGTAATGGTCCGGGCAGCTGTGCTGAAATTCATGTTACCACTCAAGACATCCGTCTTGAAAGAGGTCGTCATGCATTGGGTGATTCCGGTCATTGTACCTTAACCCGCACTTGGCCAGACCTGTAAGCATCCTGACGATCCTTGCCATCACCCAGCTGCTTGAGCAGGATCATGCCTTCGTCGTACATCTTATTATACCGATCCGCGAGGTCGGGTTCACCCTTCAGGTACACATAGCCTTCCCGCACGGCACCGTACAGCAGGACCTCCCCGAAGTTGTTCCCCAGCCACGAAGTGCCAGCGGTCACGATGGAGGTCGGGTAACCGAAGTAGTGAAGCTCCACCCCGTACGAAACGTCAGGCGTCGGCCCCAGAATCAGGGTCGTGGAGTCAAAATCGGCGTAGTGCTGCGGAGTGCCTTGGTACGTCGGGTCCGGGTAGGTCTCTCGGATGAAGTTCACATCCTTGTCGATGAGAAACTTCTGGTCAGTTTTACCTACCGTATTCTCGGGGTTTATCACCGCTACCGAGAATATGGATAGCCAGTCGGTCGGCAAGGTCAGGTACTTGTTTCCAGCGGTCATCGTACCAGTCACGTTCTTGCGGATAGCCGGAAGCTGAACGGAGTTGTAGATCCGCTCTTCCGCAAGCTGTACAAAGTTCGGAATCTGCGCCACAAACGACGTTTCGGTCGTAGCACAGTAGTTCTGAATCATCGTGTACAGATTGTTCGCCGCCGTCGAGGTCGTGCTGTAAGTAACCTGCATGGGTTAGTCCTCAGAATCTACTTACCGCTGGTCTTGGTCGGGGTGTAGTCGCAGTCATCAACCATGAACTTGCGCCCACGCTCTGCAGCACCGTAGCCGCGCATGTCCATACGCTGCTTCTTCTTGCCGTAGGGCTCGATCCAACGACCCTTGGACATGGTACCCGTCAGGTCTGTCTCACTGTCAGGATAGCCACAGCCTCGGCCCGCACGGGGGTTCGGCTTGGGCTGAGTGTACTTTCCGATCGGGTTCGGGTCACCCGCATCGAAATAGTCGAAATCCTTCCACTTGTTGCTCATCACGACCCCCGCTTACTGCCACGCTGATTGGCAATACGAGACATATTACGCCCCATCTTCTTACGGTCCATCGAAGTCGGACCACCAGCCTTATAGCTGCTACCCGGCTTCGCACTCTTCATACCAGAACATCCCTTAGCCATTTCTGCTCTCCTAAACCGTTACTGTAACCGTACCAACGCTGCCGATGCCCACAAGGTCGTTCTGTAGACCATAGGATTCAGTATTGTTGAACCCCACGGGGTACCAACCCCATTGCGTAACACGACTACCACCATCACCGCCACTCGCACCCGTTGGGGTGTAGTAGCTCGTATCCGGGCGCGGCTCCCGCACTGCCTGCGGGTCGTTGACCGGGTACATCCCCAGCTGCAACTGCGGATGATCGGGGTCCCAGCACATCTGGCACACTTTGATGTTGGTGTTTTTGGTCTTGATGACCAACACCTTCAGCTCCGTCAGTTTGTACCGGAACCCACATCGATCACACTCCGCAATCGCAAATTTGCCAGATGCAAACCGACTGGCCATCAGATTACCTCAAGAAGGACTGCCGTGGTACAAAACGCACGGGGGCCTTTTCCCGGTCTTCATCCGCAGCTAGCTGGAATGCTTCATCGTAAACCTGTTTCAGGACGGGCATACGCTCCATAGCCCCCGGGATCTTGAACGAGAGCTGGTAAGCCAGCCCCGCGACCATAGCCGGGAGAAAGCGGAACGGCACATCCTGAGTGTTATACCCGTTACCCACATCGTACATCCGACGCAGTCGGGTGTAGTGGAAGGTGTAGCTGGACCCAGTCTCGGGTACAGGCCAGATCGTAATCTTGGGGGACTGTACCGTCAGGTCTGCATTGGTCTCACCCGACAAGCGCTGAATCCAGACCTGAATCGGTCGGCCAGTAGCGTTCTTGTTCGGGATGGACTCATAGGTAGACGAGGAGATCCGGCTGATGTTGATATCCAGCTGGTTAGAACCTGACCCGGTGCGGACAACGTGGTCTAGCAAGTCAACTGTGTCTAGGGGAAGGGTATAAGTTGATGTACCAGCAACCAGCGTTATCTGCCCGGTATCCAGTGTCCACAAGTTGATCCCACGGTTCGCCCACTCCATGAACAGGAGATTGAGCGACCGCTTGGCGGTACGCATGTCGTAGCCGCTACGGGATTCAGCACCACAGCGTTCAAAAGCCTCTTCGACCGTCGTTACGAGGTCGAGGTTGAACGTATTGGTGTTCGTTGTGGTTTGCGTAAGAGTGGGCATTACTTCTTCGCTGTTTTAGCAGACCGTTTGAAAGCTGCAGCAGTGGGGGCACCCGGAGCACCGGGCTTCCTCATCTTCTCCCCACTACCCGCAGCAATGCGCTTGCGCTTACGGTTGATGTTCTCATACAACCCGCCCGTTGCCATACCCCCGCTGGAATATAGCTTGACGGGGACATCAGCATCACGGCGCATGATCTTTTTGGGAACCTTTTCCCGGGAGATCGCGCCCATGCCGCGAGAGGGTAGCATTAGACAAACTTGCCGCGAGTCTTGCCCTTGGACTCGATGCCACCGCCGCGAGCGTACTTCATGCTGCCGCCGGAGCACATCTTGACCAACTCAGCACCAGTACGCCCCTTGCGAGCCTTACCGTCACCCTTTTCGCCAGTGCGAAGCTTCTTACCCTTGTTTCCAAAGTTCATCATGCCACCTTTTTTCATACCGGGAACACCACCCATTGGACCACCACCCATCGGAGGAGCTGCACTCATCGGAGCACCGCTCATCATGGCACCCATATCCTCTGCGGTAGGTGCAGCGGGGGGCGGAGCAGGAGGAGCCATCATGGCTCGGGCCTTCATAGCGCTGAAGGACTTCTTCTCCTTCTTCGGACGGACCTTGCCGCCTTTCTTGAATCCCATAGCCTTATGCTCCTTCTTTTCGTAGTCTTTCATATCCGCAGGGGCATTCTTCAACGCGCGTTCCTCCTGCTTGGCGATGGACTTGGTGTCCTCCTCCTTGCCAGCAGCCTCACGACGTTCATGCGCAGCGAGCTTCTTATTGCCCTGCTTCGCGAAGAAGCCTGCGACCTTCTTGGACATTTTGGGGTTTTCCACGTTACCACCTAGTTTGAATTTACGACCCTTGTCGGCGTCAATGAATTCTCGCCCAACCTTGGGAGAGATACCTACCTTCTTGGCAAAGGCAGGATTGTGTGCCACTGCTGCCATAAGGTTGTGTTGAGATTTTGATTTACTTGGCATCTATCTTACCAAGCAGCTTCTGCACGGTGTCAGACTCATAGATCCTGATGCCCGTCCAGATGATGGTAAATAACGCTGCGACTGCTGGTAGCATGTTAGTTATTGTTCCTACAGCCGTCACTACGGATATCCCATCCATAATGTGTTTCACGGTATCGCTCCAATCGTGGTGTGACATATCAGCAATTCCATGCCCGAAGGCTCTTGTTGATACGCGAGTTGGGGTCACTAGCAGTCTTCTTGCTGGTGAGCTTCTTCTTCATGCCACTCATCCTAGCGCAGAATGAGTCGCGGCGGGGGCCACCTTCAGGCTGCGGAGCCTTGAGTCCCGGCTTGCCGGGGTTGGCCTTATTGTAGGAAGCGCGGCCTTTGGCGTTCAAGCCGCCATTGGGGTTCTTGCCTTCCTTACGAGTCCAAGCAGGAGACTTGCTCATGTGGTGATGCTCTGTAGTGTAACGTTGGGGAGACGGGTATTGTAATAGTTGATATTACGAATCCAGCCGTTGAGGTAAGAAGCATTGCCAGCTTCACTAGCGCCAATGTTCATTCTAGTGACACTAGCTGGCAGACTAGCTGCGGTGGCAACCGGGCTACCAAGCGTACCATTCACAGCCATTGGTATATTGTTTGCTCCAGCCGCATACGCGAGGGCCGTCTTTGACACAATACCATTAACTGCGGTAGTCGGTGCCTGTGGTGAGCTAGCGTTAACCCGACCCAACATGGCGGTAGACGCAAGGTTTCTAGCGATGGTAATACGGTTGGTCAGCGTAGCGTCGTTGATAGTGGCTACATACTGAAGCGCCGCAGGCGAAGCAATAGCATTACATAGGGCTTCCGCATACAGCGTACCTTCAGTAAGGTTGTACCAAGTCACCGACGTAACGCTTGCATTATCCGCGTTTCTTGTTACTGCTGCTGTAGTGGTGGGAATATACGAAGTAGCAAAGGCTCCAGCTTCCAACTGACAGCCCCATACACCTATGGAAAGTGGCGAAACAGCATCTGAATAAGTAGCGTCACCTCTTGGAGACGTTCCACTATTAGCAAAATAAACTTGCACGCCAGAAGCAGACGTTGTTGTAGCGTTTGCTGTAGCTGTAACACGCATCCAGCCATTACCAGCATCAGTAATAGAGGAAGAGATGATAGATGCTCCTGAAGCACCAAGTATAATATTAGCGGTATCAAAATTTAAATACGCAGTAGCGCCAAACCCACCAGTAGTAAATGCTATCTGCATCCATTGACTAGCTACATAAACTCCGCCGGGAGAAACGTATTTAAAATACATTGATATTGTGTATGGCGAACTAACCGTAGGCGTCAACGGTAAAGTGGCGGGAACGATAAACCGTGGAATGGTTGTAGCATCAGCACCACCAAATAAATTTTCAGAGTTAGCAGTGCCGTCAGGAGAAGAATAACCCGCGCCACTTGTAGTTAGCCCGGTTTTAGTCCATGCAGCATTACTATATGCTGAAGACTGAATAATATAATTAGTACGCGCTTCTTCTATTAACAGCCCGTTAATTACCGCCTGAGAATATGCTGTACCAGTAGTAGCATAGTAGGGTGTAGGGGTAGCCGTACTATTTGCTTGCGGCCCCCAAACATATACAGCACTTTGCGTACCAAAATTTCCCGCAGATTGGTCTGGGTAAACTCTTAAAAAAAGACTATCATACTGAACATTAGCTTGCCCGTATGGTATAATATATCTACGCCAACCATTACCAGCATCAGTACCGCCAGTAGTTAAAGATGTAATTACAAGCGAATTAATATCACCACCGATAGTACCATCATAAATAGAAATGGTTGCCCCTCTATTTACTCCCGTAGATTTAAGGTAAACAGCACCGCTATTTGCAAAAAGACCTTCAGAATTTACAATTGGAATTTGTGCGCAGCAAGTAACAGGCGCACCGGGGTTTTTAATTAAAACTCCAGTCATTGTTCCATCCGGAGCCATAATAGTGCCCGGAGTTGTTATATTTAAACTGATTGCAGTCCACGTACTAGCCGTAGAACTATTAGCGAGTAGGTTCTGATAAACAAAGCTTGTGGGGCTGTAGTCAAACCGTGCAGTATTTGCCACAGCATTTTGCACATACCCGTTGGAACCAACATAGGTTCCAGTACTGCCAGTGCGGGTCAAGGTCACACCAGACGGCAACGTCCCCGTGAGGAAGTTCAGTGATAGCGCAGGCGAAAGCCCGCCACCCCGCTGCCATGCAACGGAAGGGAGGGCGAAGGCGGTACCAAAGGACATGATGTTCCCTTAGTTACCGAAAGAACCAAGGAAACCTAACGCCGAATCCGAAGCACATGGCTGTCCCCTTAGTAGATTGCCAGCAGGTTGGTATTCGGTAGCGTTACTGTGGTGCCAGTAGCGAACACACGAACCACTTGAACAGGAATAACCTGACCAGCAGCCAAGCCCGCAAAAGTTACGTCGTCACCCTGAGCGGTGAAGACACGCACACTACCCGCCGCACCAACGTAAATCACAGCGGGGGTAGGCATGTTCACAGTATCACTTACCGTAACAGCTCTAGCCCCGCCGGGAAACATCGGGAAGGTCGGGCTATAGTTTGTATTCTTAGCCATGACCTTCTCCTATTACGGGCCAGTGAACGAGGTCGGAGCGTACGTACCGTCAGGGTTACGGACAGCGTACAGGCAGGTGATGGTGCAAGCACCAGCACTCGGGACAGCACCAGTGAAGTCGTAGGTTACAAACACCTGCTGGTCAGTCGCGCCGACGTTCATAAACGATGGCGAAGTCAGCGTGATGCCCGTAGCCGCAGCAACACCAGCAACGCGACCGGGCGAAGCGACGTTAGCTGCCGCAGTCATCGTCGTAGTGCCGATTTTGACGGTAAGCGTGTTGGTCGTAGCAGCGTTAAAGGCAGTAGTAACGTCAAAGATGAAGTTATAGATGAACGCGCCAGCCGGAAGCACAAACAAGTTCGTGTTCGTACCCGTAGTGGTGTTGAACACCACCGTACCGGAAGTCTGCCCAACAGTAGTTGCGCCAATATTACGGATGGTACCCGGCGTGGTACCAGTCGTGTTCTTAACCGTGCCCAAGAGCCAAGGGCCAAGGTGAGTTGCGATACCCATTGAATAATTTCCTTATGTGCAAGTCGTTACGTAGCTAACACATTATCCGCTGGGGGCGGTCTACGTAACTATTAACCCCAGAAAGAAGGGGGTCAGGTTACCCTAACCCCCTTGTCATCAGGTGCCCTGCGAGCCCCAAACACCGAGCGGGTCACTCCAGCCGAAGCTGTAACGCTCACGGCTCTTGTAACGCACGTTACCAGTGTCGAAGTCACCGTCCATCGAGTTCTGAAGTGGTGTACGAACAAAGTGCTTCATGCCGTTTGGAACGTCAGTAGTCAAATACCAGCCGTTTACGTCGGTCAAGAAGTGGTTGATCGTATAGCCTTCAGGGATTGAACCGTTGTTCTTCAACGCGTTGATATCGTTGTCGTTAGTACCAACACGGAGGCTGGTTTCTAACAGACGAGTAGCAACGAACTGGAGAGCTGAAGGAACAATCAGCTTACGTGGTTTAGCAGCGATCAACAGATCACGTTCATCCGTCAAAGCGGCGATTTGAATAACTGCGTTTTCCAACGAAGTTTCATTCAAGTCAGCTGCGACTGTAGGAGTGTTGCCGTTAGTTGAGCCATTAATAAGCGGATGAGATGTGCTGAATAGAGCAACGCCATCACCACCGGGATAAGCGGC